CAGGCCATTTAGGCATTAGCTCATTCTCCCTATAATAAATCCTAGCCAAAATACGAAGATGTCAATAAAGAAATGCATGATAAAACTTAGTGCAAAAATTTCTTTCCAATGAACTTTGCAAATATTAAACCATTCAGCAATACTTTTCATTAATCTTCTCTTTGGCCAAATCCATAATCAATTACAACTGGGAATCTTGGTATTCCATCAGGCGTCTCGTTAAAGTATCTTAGTGTTGCCCAATTTGGTGTATCACCATTGTCCCATAATTTTTTAAGTACATCTTGTGTACCTCTTACTCCTGCTCCAAAGTTTGTACCATCTGGTTTTTGTAATACAAAATGTTTTACATAACCAGCCCAGTTACCTTTACCTTCTAACATTGAAACAACTTTAAATTCGTCAGTAATAAACTCTTTACGCTTTAGTAAGTATTTACTTCTTTTGTTTTCGTAAGGCATATCGTATCGCACCATTTGCCCTTCGTAACCATCTTCCATCCATTGACCATAAAGATTGTCTAAACTTTCTTGTGATTGTACTGATATAGTTTCTACAACTTTAATTGCATTCATGTCAGAAAGTGTCATACCCAGCCTAAAAAACCTGCTTGAGAAGACTAAATCGCTCTCAGAAGTGTCATACATATCATAAACATGGTATTGCACAAGCTTTTCCGATTCTAAAATGTCATACTCTGTAGATTTTTGTTTACGAACAAGAGATGTAATTTTATTAAAGTCATCTTTAAGTTCGTGGTTATATAACTCACCATCGAATACATACTCTGGATGCTCATCAAATATTCCTTTAATTTCATTCCAAATATGTGGGCAACTTGTAATTGGCTTATTTGCTCTCGTCCAAAGTCCACTCTTGTTTGCAATGCATCGTATACCATCGAGCTTTGGTTGAGCGATAATTGGAAAATCATCATTCTCTTTATAACCACCAGCTAACATTGGTTTAAATGCTGTATAAGAGTCGATGTCTTTGATATCTTTGAAGTACTCTTTTTCAATTCTACGATCGTAGATGCTCATTGCTTCAGTTATTGCTTGAGTATAAGCAGTGGTTGCATTTGCACGACCAACATTTTTTGCTTTAGTTTCTTTCCAGCCTGATGTTACAAGCTTTCCATCTTTAATTCCAGCAATACTTCTAATTGCAGCAACATCATCTGAATCCCAACCATATTGAATAGTCAGTTCTCTAATTTTACCTTTTGTATCTCTTTTATAGAGAGTTGGTAATGATGATATATTTTGCATTAGTTTCTCCTCATTTTAGCAATCTCTTCTGCTTGTTTAGTACCTTTCATAACTGGAACCGCGTTTGATTTATGCATAGTAGCAATACCAACAATCAGGTCTCCAGTATACTTAAGTGTTTCTTTCTTTGTACCACTACCACCACCTGTAACTTCAAGCGATGGATAGTTTGGTGTTTCTCTGCGATAAGCAGATTGTGGTTTGTAAGTTTTGAAATTTTTGTAATTGCGTGGGTCAGGCATTTTGATGCGACCATAAGAATAATCAATATACTCTTGTAGAGTATCATATCGTAAGTCGTGCATACCTTTACGTTTCATGTCACGATTGTGCTCTCGCCATTGCAGCTCGAGCTCTTGTAATTTTGCTTTGGTTAGTTTGACTTTACGCTTTTTAGTGCTGATTGTCGATAAACCTCTAGCTAATCCCATAATATAAACCTTCAAATAAAATACAATTATAACACGTTAGAATGTATTTGTCAACCCTTAAAAAAGGGAGTCGGTGGTCGTCCGTTTGGGTGTTCCGTACTTACAGTCAGTATGTCGCTGGTTCTGGTGTTCCCTACTAGGAGCGGTAGCCGTCGTGGGTCCTTGCAATTTTGCTCGCCGTCATGGTTTATTCCCACCAACTCTTTGTTTGTTTACCTTCTGCCTCTATAGGCTCTTGGTAAGTTACTTTGTAAACTATCCTTTGCTACTTGTTTAAGCCATCTTTTTCTACCTTCAGCTTTTTTACGCTTACGCTTGGCAGTTGGCTTTTCGTAAAATTCTCTAGCTCTTAATTCTTTTATAATTCCAGCTTTTTCAATCTGTTTTCTAAATTTCCTTAAAGCTATATCGAAAGGCATATCTTGTGGTGGCCTTCTATCTTTTGGATGTCTTGGCCTTGCTCTCAAATCAACGGTTCTACCATTGAATTGTTTATTATTATTAAATTTTCTCATATTGGGTTTATTATAATTGGTTTTGTTTGATTTGTCAACCTTTTTTTGCATTTATTTTCAAATTAAAAAAAGGGAAGCACTAAGCTTCCCTCCAAAAACGGCCAGGCGAGATGTCACCCACGTGGATTGTTTTTGATTAGGCTCCCCTAAGAAAGTCCAATACTGTTTCAGGTGATGTTTCTCCGTAAGGGTCAGTTTCACAATCATCAGATTTGCCAGGTTCAACAAACATCTTTTCGACAACACCATCATTTACAATCATAGCGTATCTCCAAGACCTTGCGCCAAAGCCTAGGTTATCTTTACGAACAAGCATATCCATTCCAGCGGTAAATTCACATGAACCATCTGGGATAAATCTCACATTTTGTACGCGTTGGTCTTGCAACCAAGCATTCATAACAAAAGCGTCATTACATGATACACAGTAAACATCATCAATCCCTTCTGCTTGAAAATCCTCAAACCTAGCTTCATAGCCGGGTACTTGGAAGTTTGAACAGGTTGGAGTAAATGCACCTGGTAATGAGAATACAATTACTCTTTTACCACCGAAGTAATCATCGGTAGTGAGTTCTTGCCATTCAAAATCACCAGTATCTACGTTTCGAGAGCGTGTTTTAAAAGTTACATTAGGTACTCTTTTTTCCATAATATATTTTCCTATAGGTTAGTGAGAGGGCATTGCGCCCTCTCGTCAATTAAAGTTATTCTACTAAGAATTCCTTTTTATTATTGATTTTAATTTTCTGTGGTTTTTTATGGTCTGGAATAATTCGTTCCAATCCAATAGTTAATAAACCATTTTTGAAGCTAGCTCCGACGACTTCAATGTCATCTGCAAGAGTAAAGCTTCGTGTAAATTTCCTTTTGGAAATTCCTTTGTGTACAAAGACTTCAGTTGTTTCTTCTTTTGTATCATACGTTGATTTGATTGTCAACTGATTTTCTTTGACTTCGATATCTACATCAGATTCATCAAGTCCCGCAAGAGCTAATTCAATAGAGAATTTGTCCTCGGCTTTATTTACTCTGATGTTATAAGGTGGAAAACCTCCGCCTTGAGTTGGGTGGTTTTCAATTTCGACCAATCTATCGAAGATTCTATCGAACCCCACAGTGAATGGGGAAAGGTTGTGTATATTTAATCCAGTCATTTTTATCTCCTTTTAAGCAAGATTATTATTATACTATGGTGGCTATTAGCACACCGCCTATGTGAACCGATAATTCGTATTCACAAAATTATTTATACAGCTTCAGCGCTTTTACTAATAAAATTTTTAATAAAATTTCGTACTTCACGCGATGCAGATGTGTCATCATCTTTACATAGCTGTATGAATTGTTTCTTTTGTTCTTTGTTAATCTTAATGATTAACGTATCATCTTTTTTCATTTTTGTCACCTTTTTGTCACACGTATGTAACATTTGATATAAATAAAGTATATACAAAATATTTATAAGGAGAAATACAATGCTATACGATATATTCAAAAAATTCGACAAACTAATGAAGTCTGGCGATTTCTTAAAAGTAGCCAATAAATTCTTAGCTACACTTCTTATTGTTCCTTCATTAGCTTTTGCAGATGAAGTTAATATTCGTCACATAGACCATACAACTATAATGACTAAAGATGCAATGGTCATATTAGACAAAACAGCTGGTAAATTTTGGAATGCAAATTTAGATTGCAAACTTCCAATTACCACCGACTCTAAAGTCAATTTTAAAACTGACTCAAGAACAATTAAGGAAGGTTCAGAACTAACATTTATTATTGGTTCTAAACAAAAAGATACGCACCAATGTAGAGTTACAACTCTAGCTGCTCTTTAATCTCCAGTACTTCCTATTCCACCATCTCGGTCAGTTTTCTGGCCGGGACGTTCACTAATAAATTCTGGTATATGTTGATGAATAGGCTCAATCATACATTGAGCTAATCTTTCACCGTTATGTATACGGCATAAACTATCGGAAATGTTATGTAGAAGAATATGCGTTTCTTCGACATAATCACAATCTATAATACCTACTCCGTTACTGAGCGCTAAACCTTTTTTGGCAGCTGCACTTGAACGAATAAACATTTTCATTACATGGTGTTCAGGTATATCAAATATTAAACCTGTTGGAACCATTGCTCTTTGGCCAGGGTGTAATAAAAATGCAGGTTCACCATCAATTTCTTTAGTTAATATATCAACTTTTCGATTTACTGTATTATACGCTTGTATCTTTTCACCAGTCACAAAGGCTGCGGATATGTCGAAGCATGCACTGCCTCGAGTAGCGTAAGTTGGAAGGATTGCACATTCTTTAGTTTTAAACACATTCATATTATATAAGTTACTAATTTGTTATATTGTTAACTAGCTTTTGCGTTACCAATATTGTATTTTACAGTTAGTTCCCAATCGTCTTTTTCTTTAAACGATATAATTTTGATTTGATTTAATGATGCTACTGGGTCTTTTGTCTTTTCAGCATCTACAATCTTTACTAATTCCCACTCTTCTAATAGGTTAACAATTGTGTTCCTACGAGCGTGGTCTTCTTCTGTAAAAGTATTATGCTTACCGTCAAGGATAAACAATTCTTTAAAATGCAGAATTGAGTATCTACCTTTCTTGTGTAAAATGTGGCAGGACTGAAATAGCTTCTTGTCTTTACGACTAGAAATACCAATCCTTGTAAGTGTTTCTTTAATTTTTAAGAAACTATCAGGTGTAGGAAGCGTTACTTCAACGCCAACACCTCTAAAAATATCTTCTTGTTCCATGATACATATTCACCTTTTTAATTATTGTGACTGATGGTATATAACCACTATAAGATTTATTTATCTTTTTCAAGCCTTACCCTCCTGTCACAAGTCGGTCGTGAACACTTTGAAGCTGTTCTTCATTCAGAACTTTGAGATATTGCTTTGCCACTGTTCGGTTACATTGATATACTTCTTGTATCGCATCGAGATTCACATCTTTATCAGCCTTCGGCCACTTAGAGAATCTTTTACGCTTTCGTAATACAGCACGGTAGTAATCAAACTGTGCTGCTGGAAATAACTCATGCCTCTGGTTCATTTCATTAGCATGAAGTATCGTATCTTCGAAGTTCGTAAACCCACGGTTAACAATATAAGCATTGTATTGTTTTTCCGTTACATCTGGTATGTCGCTATCTCTTATGATGTCCGCTTTACTAAAAGAAGCGGCATTCATAAAATCAAACGGACTTAAATCACCCTTTGCCATTTTGTATTTCCTCTATGTTCATAAGAATTTCGTTCATGTCTTTTGCACAAGTTGCGCACATTTTGAGTTCCGCTTCACCATCCGATGCTTGGTACTTTAGAGTGTATTCTTCACCTCCTTCTACACTCACGTCGCAATTAAAGCATTGGTATGATTTTTGGAAATCAATTTTCATTAGACATACTCGGATTCAATCATAACTTCAGTTAAAAAGGCAACCATGTTAACCTCTTGGTCAGCTACGAAATTACTCTTATACATATAGTCAGCGAGAGTCACAACAAAACCAGGTTGGGTTTTAAATTCTACTCGTTCTTGCATCATATCATAGATACGTCTGAACATCTCATTCATATCTTGGTCTGAGTTCTTTGCTACCCATTTACGCATATTCGTAAAGTCTTTTGATTTGAGTAAGTTATATAACTCATCAATACTTTCTTGTTTTAGATTTACAAATATACCTTCGTCGATTTTACCTGAAGCTGCATAAGATTGTAGTTCAGTCAATACACGACGGAAGTCTGGGAAATGTTTTTCAATAACTTTTGCTACAACACCTTTATCGTAAGCAACATTCTCATTCTCAAGAATATTGATAACACGTTTAAAGAATTGCATAGCAAGAGCTGGACGCTCTGTCGTTTCAATAGTAAAATCTACTTCAGATAACCTTGAACGAAGCGGAGCAATAATTCTGTTTTTGAAATTGCAAGTAAATATAAATCCACAGTTCGCTGAATATTCTTCAATGAAATTACGAAGAGCGGGTTGTACATTTGCTGCACTGAGATAATCTGCTTCGTCAAAGATTACATATTTTCTGCCTCCACCAAGGGAAACAGCACTTGCATAAGTTGAGATATCATATCGAAGAGTGTCGATATTCACATTAAGAGAACCATTTTTAACGATATAGTCACAGCCCATCTCATCGAGCATAGCTTTAGCGATCGTAGTTTTACCTACTCCTGGTCCGCCGGTTAGTAATAAATTGGGTACACTTTCGTCATTTACGAACTTACGAAAAGTGTTTTTCATTTTTTCTGGTAAGATTGTATCGTCAATTGTTTGCGGACGATATTTCTCTACCCAGAGTACTTCATTTTGTTTGTGTTGCATAGTTCACCAATAATCATAATATAAAATAAATTGAGGGCGGGGATAAGCGAATGCTGTATCCCCTGTTCTCGAGAAAGAGTGTTGGTCTTAGTCAACCAACTTGTCAGCTAATTCACCGGTTGCTGGTTCGGCTACATCCACACTTTCTTCTCCGTTAGGAGCTTCTTGCTGTGGCATGTTTTGTCTCAAATAAGCTTCAAGCTTATTCCTTAACATTCCGACACCTGCCAGTTCATTACCTTGGAACCCGCCTCTTGTTGATACTACATCAATAAGTTGCAGGACTGTTGAGAGGTCGTTCATATTGATTACGACTTCTTCTTGCTGTTGCTGGCCACCGAAGTTGCCTTGTACTGCGTCATTCATAGTTTCACCTATCCTTTATTATATGTTGACTTTGAATCTATTGCCACAAAGTAAGTGACGTTGTCCCCTTTGAATTCTGAAATCCCTTTTGAACAAATGGTAACTTCATAATCCATCGGCATTAGTTTCAAGTTATCAGTTTTAATGATGACTCTAAACTCATCGTCAGTTTCACCAATTTCAACACCAAAGTCATCTGCGTTGTCATTAGCACTGTCGATTGCTTTGAGATAACACTTGCCGCTTTCGCCGACAAACGCAATCTCGGTAAACTGAAGAACTCCTGCTGCTTTGAGTACTGAAGAAAGGTCACTTTCTGTTACACTCACAACAACGTCTTCAGATGGTATATTTATATCTTTTTCAGGCGGAGTATGAATCATAGAGATGTCTGCATAGACATACTTGGTTCGTCTCTTACCTTCAGATATAATAAAGTATTTATCTCCAAACTCAACGTCTGGGTCATTATACAAGCTTAATATTGAAAGAAATCTAGATAAGTCATATACACAAGCTTCGCTTGGTATTTCATCTGGGATTTCTGCAATCGCAATAAGCGTTTTTTCTGGAGTAATCGTCTTAATAGTATTACCGGGCTTTAACAAAACTGATTTGTTAATTGCAGTAAAACTTTTTAGGACACTCAAGGTTTCGTTAGAAAATTTCATAATATAAATTTCTCCTGATTTATGAAAGGTTTATTATAACATACTTTTAGTAATTTGTCAACCACTACTTATAACTCTTTTTACTAGAAGTGTTATCAGCAGTTGCTGTCACTCCAAGCTCTGCAATGGAACCCATACCACCTTTAAAGATATATGTTCCTGTGTGGTTTAGCTGCATCCAAGGACACATCCAAACTTTCAGACCCGCTTTACGGGCTTGCTTACAGAAGAAATAATCTTCTGATAAGTAACGCTTAGAATCTGGGTCAATAACACAATCAAAGAAAGCTGTAATTTCTCTTGTGCCATCAAACTGTTCGGTTCGTACATGGTCTGGTAAATA